AATCCAGAGAAAATATTGGAGATATTCTGAAAGACGCCTTCAAAAATAGGAGCCAGCAGATTGCACAGTCCATCCCATGCCGCTTTCAGCACATCGGTGAAACTCTCAAAGTCGAATCCCAGAGCATTTAACCGATCAGTGATGCCCTGTGTCAATCCGGTAAAGGTGCTTTTGATCTGTTCCCAGATGGCGATGATGTTGCTTTTGAATTTGTCATTGGTTTTCCAGAGATGCACAAAGGCAGCCACCAGAGCGGCAACAGCTGCGATAATGGCGAGCAGCGGACCTAATGACACACCCAACGCTCCGGTAATGGCTCCGATGCCACCTTGCACAGTAGAGAAAAGGGCAGGCAGTTTGGACACTGCGGAAAAGACCGTCCCCACACTGGAAATGGTCTTTCCCAGCACCACCAGCATCGGACCCAGAGCAGCAGCCACCAGTGCAATTTTCGCAATGGTTTCTTTGGTCTGCGGATCCAGTTGATTCAGCTTGTCCACCAGTTCCTGAATGCGGGAAACAATGGAGCGAATGGTAGGCATCAGAATATCACTAAAACTGATTGCCAGTTCTTCCAGCTGGGACTTCAAGATGGTCACTTGTCCGGCAAGGTTATCCTGCATGACAGCTGCCATTTTTTCGGTCGTGCCATTGTAGCCATCTACTGTATCGGAACAGGTGTCAATGGCATTGGACAGTTTTTCAAAGTCCGCCGGAGAACCGTTGATGATTGCCAGCATACCGGACATCGCCTCTTTGCCAAACAGTGAGGCAGCCGCCTGTGCCTGTTCTGCCTCAGAAAGTCCGCCCAATTTCTGACGGAGTTGTTCCATAAGTTCTCGTAAAGAGTACATCTTGCCGGAACTGTCAGTCAGAGAAATGCCGTACTGTTCCATGGCAGATGCTACCGTGCCTGTCGGCTTTGCCAGATTGGTAATGGCGGAACGCAGTGCCGTACCAGCCTGTGAGGATTTGATACCAGCATTCGCCATCAAGCCTATGGCAATGGCGGAGTCTTCAGCAGAATAGCCCAAAGAACCCAGCACCGGAGCGGCATACTTGAAAGTTTCGCCCATCATGCTGACGTTCGTGTTCGCATTGGACGATGCCGCCGCCAGAACATCAGCAAAGTGTCCGCTGTCCGAAGCAGACAAACCGAAAGCGGTCAGAGCATCCGTGACAATGTCCGAAGTAGATGCCAAGTCCTCGCCGGAAGCAGCAGCAAGATTCATGATGCCTTCGATACCGCTGAGCATATCGTTGGTTTTCCAGCCTGCCATCGCCATATAGTTCATGGCTTCGGCAGCTTCACTCGCTGAAAATTTTGTTTTGCTGCCCATTTCACGAGCCTTTTCCCGGAGAGCATCCATCTCTGAACCGGTCGCCCCCGAAACAGCTGCCACCTTTGACATGGCAGAATCGAAATCCGCACCAGTTTTCACGGCAATGGTTCCCAGAGCCGTGACACCGGCAGTGACAGGCAGCAGCTTTTGTCCCACGCCAGAGATCTTGTCTCCGGCGGACTGCAGCGTTTCACCCAGAACGCCCATCTTTTCCAAGGCGGTGTGAGAATTGTTTGCTTCTGTGGTCAGGCGTTTCAGTTCGTTTTTGGTTTCGATGATCTCACGCTGCAAAGCATCATACTGCTGCTGTGAGATTTCACCATTTGCAAGAGCCGTATTGGCTTGTTCTGCGGCAGTTTTCAGCACTTCCAGCTTTTCTTTGGTAGCTGTCACCGCATCGGCGAGGAGCTTATGCTTCTGCGAGAGCAGTTCCGTGTTGGAAGGATCGAGCTTCAGCAGTTTCTGGACATCTTTCAGCTGCGTCTGCGTGCCTTTGATGTCCTTGTTGACACCTTCCAGTGCCTTGGACAGCTTGGTGGTATCGCCTCCGATTTCTACGGTAATGCCTTTGATGCGGTTTGCCATGCGGTTTCACCTCCTCCGTGAGGGCATGAAAAAAGCACCTGCCGGAGCAAGTGCTTAGTTTTAGGTTTTATAAACATTTTGAGAAATATTCTGCAAGTAAATCTTTGTGCTCAAAAAAAGCATTTAGAACAAAATAAATAAATGGAACGGTTATTTCTTCTTGAGAGTTATTTGTAATACGATACATCTTACATTTATAATTAAGAGGAATCATCGACTTGTCAATTTTAAAGGTTTTTATCCGCTTTTTTGCCTTTCCTTTATTTTTTGTCTGCCCTTTAGAACAAGTGTCTTTTATTCTGTTTGCATATTCTTCAATTGAATAAAAGATATATTCGTGATCTAAATGCGTGACACACTGATCATTATATTCAAGGTGGATCATTTGTGTAACAATTGTATCATCGTCCGTATGAAAATCCTCACATAGTTCCTCAAATGTAAGATTATAAGAGTCTTTTAATATCCATAAAGCATTACCAAAGCATTCCTCACTATATAGTTTGGTTACAGCAGGGAGATCGCTTATATTAAATGAGAATAATAGACCTTTTTCTACTGCCTCTCGAATGTCACTAAAATGATTTTCTCCGTCATATATACGTTTATCGTTTCCTCTTACCGCTAACACTTTAATATAATTCTCGCTCATCAATTGCTCTATAACAAGTGCAAGCGATCTATTCATGTGAATAAAAATAGTTTTATCGAACACTTTGTCATAAATCCTTACTGGCTCATCAAATGCGCATAGTATTCTGTTTTTATCAACTGGTAAGAGCCCCCATTTTTTAAAGACTGATGGCTTTTCAAAAAAATCGCCATACATTGAATCGATATTTGGTTGTTGAAATGAATAGCCAGAATTGTTTTCATTAAAATGCAATCTTAAATAAAGATACACATAAGAGAGAATCATCTCAGGATCTTCTCTTAATAGGGTATCATCTTTCTCAAATCTGCCAAGCATTGGATATGCTAACATATAATTATAATTAAAAATCCATTCGGCTAATGGTTCGGTAATAGGAGGTGTGGTAATTGAAATACCTAATTCTTTGCACCTTTTTCTTATATCGGATTCTTCACTTTCTTCTAAATAGCGTTTTAGCAACGAAATAAGTTTTTTATGATCACAAGGCTGCTTAATAAGCGACAGCAAAAGCTCATTTTTTTCGTTGAACATTTCTATTAACAGTTTTTCACTTGGAAGTTCTTTATGTTTGCTTTCAATATACATATTGTAACTGAGCTTCTCATTTTGCTCATTATAGTAATTTATGAATTCAACAAGCTTATGCTCATTCATTTTCCTCACCTTCCTATACCAGAATTATAGCACAGCAGGGAGAAAAAGTCAATCAGAAGGAATCGAAATCAGCCTGCCCAGCGACCTCATGCCAGCCGTCGTATTCATCGTTTTCCTTTTCGGTGAACATATCATTCACGACTCCGATTGTGAGCAGATCAAGCTCCGAGAGGGACAGCCCGATCTGCACACATCGGAGAAGGAAGAGGGGCGTTGTCATCGGGCGGTCAGTTTTTCGATGTTTTTTTTAGATTCCGCCTGTGTCTCCACGTTGAGTCCCCACAGTTCGATGAGCTGCGGCAGCACCTCGTAAATGGAGAATGTGTTGAACGCTTCAAGCCATTCATCCGGATTGTCCGGGACGTTCTCCGGATCAGCGTGCTTCGCCATGATGTAGGCGATGTTCTCAAACACTTCAAGGCTTTCAATATCCAGTGCGGAGGATTCCTCTGTATTTTCTCCCACAGACTTTTGCAGTGCTGCAAAGTCTTGATAAATATCTCTGCGAAATTTCAGACGATACAGTCTTGGAACTGCTGCACTTGCTTTAAACGGCACATCAATACCATCAATGGTGATGTTCTTCTGAATTGCCATACTGCACCCTCCTTACGCTTTCACAGTGGTCTTGGAAGCCGTTCCGGCTGCCGGTGTGTATACGTTCTTGTACCAGCCATCATAGGTAGAAGCATCTGTGGATTCACAGGTCTTTGCCTTTACCAGACCGTTGGGCAGTGCCGAAGCCTTGATGGAGATAGTTTCAGTCTTTACTTCCTTGCTGTCCTCGGTAGTCTGTCCCTCTGTTGCCGGACGTGATGCGGAACAGCAATAGAGAACGTGGCGAATCTTCCGTTTATCTCCGGTGAATTCAAACAGCAACGCAAACTGTGATACCTCATCATCATTTCTTTCCACCAAAACACCATTGCTGTCCAGGATTTCTCCCAGAATATCTGTAGAGAAATCTGTAGGAATCAGGGCGATTTCCAAATCACCTTCATAGCCAGAATTGTTGGAAATTACGTAGTATACGATGTCATCGGCATAAAAATTTTCGTTTTCGCCGTTTGCATCAATGGAAATGGAAACCGCACCCGGCAGACGCACCGGATCCACATAGACTGGTGTCAAATTGGCTCCGCTGGCATCGGTTACCCAGTCCTTGATTTTAGCGTAATGTACATTGGTCAAACCGAATTTGACCTTATTCTTTTTGTTTGCCATAGGACTTAAACCTCCGTTTCATAAAGCACTTCATAGAGCCTTTCTGACTCTATCCAGACTTCTGATTTTGTGTAGTAGATCTCATGACGTTTCAGAACCTCTTCAATCTGATTTTCCAGTTCAGGATTCTTAACGTCTGTGTAAAGTTCAATATCCAGCATCTTAAAACTGAAATACATGGAATTATCCGCAGAAAATGTATTCTCTCCAGGTGAAAGAAAAATGAGAAAAGGCAATGCAGGACTCTCGCCCTCGGCAAAATGATGGTAGGCGAAAGGCAGTCCCATTTCCTCCATCATTTCTGCGATTTGTTCGTAGGTCATGACAAAGCCCCCTCAATCAAATGCTCCAGCAACTGCACACCGTTTTCTTCCGCAGGAGCAACATGCGGTTTGCCGGATACCCGACCACCGCCACGCTTGGCGTGCCCCTTTTCCAAAAGGTGTGCCAGCTGATAGCGATTCTTACTGTGGACAGTTATCTCCAAAGAGTGACTGCTTTCGCCAGTCTTTTTCGTTGCCCAGCTTTTTGCATATTTTCCGGTGTCCTTCGGGGCATTGGCGGAAATCTCGTTTTTCACTTGCGTGGCGGATTTTCGGACTGCTTTTTTCATAGCAGTATCTGCAAGGTCTGCATATTCCTGCAAGCCCTGCATAATTTCCTCTGCAAGATTGTCAATACTGGTCATTTTGTCCTGCCTTTCTGGCTTCTGCAGTAATTTTCAGATAGTCCTTGTGCAAATAATCTGGTGTAACACTGGTGATGTTGTATGTGACATCCCGAAACAAGATTCGGTTGCTTGTTATAGACGGCATCCAGTGCTGACTTTGCCGAATGAGGAATTCCAGTGTTTGTGTTTCTTTGGTCACACCAGCGTCCGTATGCTCCGAAGAAGCTTTCAAAGTCACTTTTGCCCAGCAGGAAAAAGCTTCGTCCCACATGGCAGTGTGATTGCCGATTTCATCGGTAACAACACGATTCTCCAGAAAGGTGATTCGCTGATTCAAAGTTCCGATTTCCATTACATCACACCCTCTCGCTGTGCAAACAGCATGGCACGAAGTGTTAATGTCAGTTTGGAAAAGTCTGCAGTATTGCGGTTTTCATAGAGATAGGAAACCGTGTAGAGCATTGCTGTCCGTACCACATCTTCGTTTTCTGAAAAGCGTTCCTCATCCATTCTTCCTACATCCATTACCAGCTGTTTTGCAGTTGAAATAAGGGAGAGAAGCAATGTATCATCATCTTCAAAATCAATCCGCAGATACTGCTTGACTTCCTGTAAAGTTACCACCCACTCCAACCCCTTTCTCTGATTACGCTTTCTTGATAGTGAGCGTCTTGATTGCCTCCGGAAGAATCAACTTGCCGTCCAGTCGCTGACTTGCAAGGAAACCAACTTGACCAGTCATAGCAAAGAGTTCATTCAGTCTCTTGAAAGAGCGTCCCTGTCTGTCAGCCACCCAGTAATAACTAAAGTCGCCAAACGCCATGCACTTGTTGCCTGCCTTGATTTCCGGCACATAGCTGGAAGTCTTGTAAGGACGATTGAGGATGGTATCAGGAACACCAGACTGCACAGACGGATTCCAGATGTAATTGCCTGTGTTGTCTTTCAATTTTCTAAGAGCCTTGACAGTGGAATCATTGAGCACCCACACCGCCTTCTTGCGGTACGGACTTCTGAGGGAGTAGAAGAGTTCCATCACATCATCAAATGTAATGCTTGTACCTGTGGTAGAAGTGCCGTCTTCCGCACCGCCTGTAGCATTAAAAATGCCGGTCGGTTTTCCCTTACCGTCACCAACGAAGAACGCCTCTTCTTCCTTTGCCCCAATACGACGTGCAAACTCTTTTGCAATGTAGGACGGCAGGTCAAATACACTGTCATTGAGAAGTTCCTCAGAAATTTTGATTGCTGTTCCAAGCTTATATGCGGAAAGCGATGCCTGCCCAAATGTATCATCAGAAAGAGAATACTGCTGTTCTTCGTCCATCCAGACAGCCTCGCCCTTGGAAGTCACAATCGGAATCTTGCGGTCGCCGTTGGAAGTTTTGATAACCGTTGCCATCTGGCGGAAAATACTCTCTTCCTCCAACGCTTCCACCAGTTTTCGTTCAAACTCATCCGGAACAAGATAGCCGCCCTCTGCATCTATGCCAATGTGCAAATCGTCATGTACATCGATCCAGTTGCGGTTTCTGATACTGTTCCAGAATGCCGTTTTGTAAGTGTCGCTTGCTGTACCTGTCTTTTCCGTTACATTTGGTGTGGCAGGCTTACCGAGAACAGGAGTGGAAGTTGCTTTGTTCATTTCAGCTTCAATTTCAGCTTGTCTTTCCAGACGCTGAATTTCCTTGCCAAGATCGACAATGGTCTGTTCCATTGCATCGTAAGTCTTGGAATCTTCCTCACTGAGAACACCATTTGCATTTCTCTTGCTGTCGAGAAAATCACGTGCTGTATCCCAAGCCTTCTTTCTCTTTTCTCTAAGTTCTTTAATCGTCATAGCCATAATCAATTCCTCCAATCAATATTTCAAAAGTGCCAGTCTTTTTTCAAGCTGGTCAATGGGTGTGCCAGTAACGGATTCTGCTGATGCAGATACTTTGGATAAGAATGCAGATAGATTCCTTGACTTTGAATAGGTCATTGCAGTCAGTGTATCTTCTTTTTCCTCTTCATCCGGTTCTTCCTCTTCAGGAACAACAGGCATTTTCTTCTCTGCAAAGAGAATCCCGTCCACAAAACCCATCTCATGAGCCTTTTTCGCATTGAGCCATGTTTCATCGGACATCAGTTTTGCAATCTTATTTCTGCTGAGATGGGATTTTGTTTCGTAGGCGTTGATGATTGATTCTTTGACTTCATCGAGCAAGATGATAGCCTTTTCCATATCCGCCTTATTTCCCATAGCACAAGTGCTGGGGTCGTGGATCATCATTAGGGCAGTCGGTGCAATCAAAGTTTCATCGCCTGCCATTGCCACAACAGACGCAGCGGAGGCAGCAATGCCATCAATTTTCACGGTAACCTTGCCTTTGTGATTTTTCAGCATAGAATAAATCTGACTTGCAGCGAACACATCGCCCCCTGGTGAGTTCAGCCAGACTGTCAGATTTCCGCTTACTTTTGAAAGTTCGTCACGGAAAAGGGCAGGTGTCACTTCATCGCCCCACCAGGTATCTTCAGAGATAGGACCGTTAAACAGAAGTTCCGTTTCTGATGTATCTTCATTTTGGATAAAGTTCCAGAATTTCTTCATTCGGTTTTTTCCTCCTTTTTTGGATTTGCAAATGCACCTGCATCAGCAAGTTTTGTAAAGCTGCCATTTACAAGATACAGATTACCTCCATCTTCATCAGAAAGCATATTCATATCTTCAAGTTCTCGGATGTCATTTGCCGACATCCAGCCGTTTTGTCTTGCGGTAGCATAGCCCTGCATACGGGAAGCATAATCACCACGCAGTAGTCCATCCACATTGAACTTCACGAAATACTGTCCTTTTTCAGAATCAGAAAGAAGTGCTTTCTGCAAAGACTGCTCCCATCGAACGATCCAAGGGTCAAGACTGTATTTCACGAAATCAAGGGATAAATGTTCTACGTTACTGAATGTTGCATGGTCAAGGTCGCCAATCATATGGAGCGGTACACGGTACATTCTTGCAATTTCTTCAATCTGAAACTTTCGGGTTTCGAGAAACTGTGCTTCATTATTCGGAATTGCAATAGGTGTAAACTTCATGCCCTCCTCTAAAACTGCGACCTTGTGGGCATTTCTTCCGCCATAGGCTCTCTGCCACGCATCACGCACACGTTCCGGATTTTTGATTACTCCGGGGTGTTCTAACACGCCACTTGGTGAAGCACCATTTCCGAAAAACGATGCCCCATATTCCTCACAGGCAATAGAAATGCCGATTGCATTTTTCGCAAGTGCAATCGGCGAATATCCAACCAGTCCGTCAAATCCAAGTCCGGGAATATGCAGAACTTCATCAGCGTAAAGAACAATATCACCTTGTTCTTTCAGATTCGGATTTGCTTCATCGTAACGGCTGTAAATGTATATCAGGCGGTTTTTCTCATCACGGTCAACCTTCATTTTGTCAGGCATCAGAGGATACAATCCTAAAACATCACCTCTGCCGTTACGAATAATCTGTGCATAAGCGTTTCCGTAAATCAGCAGATGGGACATCAAGGTTTCTCGGAATACGAAAGAAGTCATTTCAGGATTCGGCTGATCGTGGAGCAAAAAGTAAAGCGGGTGCTGTGGCACTCGCTCTTTTCCGCTATCGTTGTATTTGTATACATGAAGTGGCAGCTGTGCAATCGCTTCTGACAGCACACGCACACAGGCATACACCGCGATATGCTGCAGGGCTGTTCTGTCGGTGACACGTTTACCGCTGTTGGCTCGTCCAAAGAAATATGTGTAGGACGGCGAATCATAGCTGTTGGTCGGCTTATCTCTGGACTTGAATAGTCCTGTAAAAATACCCATAAGAATCACTCCTTTCTTGACTTTGAGGGTTGGGGTGTGGTATAATATACTAAACTAAACAGAATGTAGGGTAGAAACTCTATAAATCGTGCTTTGTTAATTTGGTAAATTCTAATATCTGGGGTATGGTGGTGAAAGTACAAGATGAATGCAAACTATCTCAAACTTGAAAAAGGTAAGCAGATTGGAATACGTAAAAGAATACTAAAAGGAAATAAGTATTATTGGTATTCATATGCTGTTCAAAAAGTTAATGATATATATATCGTCTATGAGCATAAAATTGCAGAAGATAATATTTGTATGGAAATTGATGAGTATGAAAATATTTATCAATAACTATAAATGAGCATGCACCGTCATTTTGCACAACAATTCCCAACCATTTATGCTCTCTCTGCAATTAAAAACGGGATTATCATGTGAAATTATGACATATTTTTGTGCAAGTCGCTGGAAATGCTCATTTATACTAAAGTAAAATATGAAATGCTATACAGCTGATGTGATGGGCATTAACCATTTACATCGCAAAAATTCCGGTGATTTTTACAGAAAGTGAGAATGCAAGAGTGAGAAAGAACATCATTCATCATCTTTTTTCTATAGCAGCTTTATGTGCTGTTGTTTTTACAAATACAATCTGGCTGACAGGCTGTGTTATTTATGACAGTAAAGATTTAGCAAAATTTGCGAAAGAGCAGCTATACGAAAAGTATGGAGAAGAGTTCGAAGTGAAAACTATCATGGATTCTCATCGAACAATTGCATATCCAGTAAATGATCCTGATTTATTGTTTGAGGTGTATAGCCTGATTGAAACACGTGGCGGAAAAGATGATTATATCCAATCGATCATTGGAGACCAATACAAGAAAATCGTGGAAAAAACCTTCGCCGATGTCAATTTGTATTTTTACATTGATGTAGATGTTCCGAGCATTCCGTTTAAAGAAAAAGAAATCAAGAATACGAATATCACAATTGAAGAATACAATGATGAGATGTCTGCATATAGCGTTCAACCAAAGATTGATTTGTATCTATCTTCTGATTTTTTAGATTGCTATAGTAATGAAGAATTATATTTCTTTATGAAAAGTATTGTTTCTGATACAAATCCTCGTTTTTTAAGAGTTACTTTTATATTGTTGGATGATGAGAAAACTGTAGAAGAATATTATAGCGAGTATCCCTCCCTTTCCTGCAATTCCGACTTGATTCATTTTTTGAACACAAAATATGAAGAAGTAGCACGGGGAGCAGAGGAAGGTATTTGGAAAATGAGTATTGATGAATTTAATCAAGAAATGGAGGAGATTAGAGAAGATGAGTTATACAGATAAGGAAATGCAGGTTTCCACACAAATTGCATATATGAATATTACTCAAGATCAAATTAATGGATATTTAAAAGATCATAACGGAGAATATCCGACCATTCAAGAAATTCCAGTTTGCAAAGATAATCAAACCTATAACACCAGCATATCCCTCGTATCATAAACCGACTCATCAGAAACGCATCCACAGCGGATTGCACGGTCAAGAGCCATGATCATGGCAACCGCACCGTCAATCTTCTCTGTGGATTTTTCTTTATCCGGCTTGATATTTCCGGCAGGGTCACGCCTGATGAAAATGTTATCCATCATCCACCGAAGAACAGGGTGTCCGTTGTGGGCAAGGGTCTGTTCCAGAGTCAGTTTCATCAGTTCCTTGGTAGGCGGTGACATATCTTTATATCCTTGTCCAAATTGTACCATCGTAAAACCTAACCCCTCAAGATTCTGCGACATCTGCACTGCACCCCACCTATCAAAAGCAATCTCTTTGATATGAAACTTCTGCCCCAGTTCATCGATGAAGTTTTCGATAAAGCCATAGTGAACCACATTTCCTTCAGTGGTTTTCAAGTAGCCCTGCCGTTCCCATACATCATATGGAACGTGGTCACGCCTTACTCTGAGTGGCAGTGTTTCCTCCGGCAGCCAGAAGTAAGGGAGGACATAATAATGCTCATCATCTTCAGTAGGCGGAAAGACAAGCACAAAAGCTGTAATATCTGTTGTACTGGAAAGGTCAAGTCCACCATAGCAGATACGCCCAGCAAGCATCTCTTCATCAAAAGCAACCTTGCATTTGTCCCACTTTTCCATCGGCATCCAACGAACCGCCTGTTTTACCCATTGATTCAAACGCAGTTGCCGAAACGCATTTTCCTCGCCCGGCGTTTCTTTTGCAGAATTACACGCTGCCACTACCTTATCCATGCCGATTGTCTTATCGAGTGACGGATTTGCCTTTTTCCACACCTTTGGGTCAGTCCAGTCCTCAGATTCATCTGCACCGTAAATGACAGGATAGAAAGTCGGATCATGCTTTCTGCCTTCCAGAATGTCCTTTGCTTTTTGATGTACTTCATAGCAGATTGAATTTGTATCAGTTCCGGCAGTGGTGATAAGAAAATACAAAGGCTGCATTCTGGCATCGCCGGAGCCTTTGGTCATAACATCAAAGAGCTTTCGGTTCGGCTGCGTATGCAGTTCATCAAACACAACCCCATGGATGTTGAAGCCATGTTTGGAATAAGCTTCTGCCGAAAGCACCTGATAGAAGCTGTTGGTCGGGATGTACACGATACGCTTTTGTGAGGTCAGGATCTTCACTCGCTTGGAGAGTGCCGGACACATACGAACCATATCCGCCGCCACATCAAATACAATGGCTGCCTGTTGACGGTCGGCAGCACAGCCGTAGACTTCGGCACGTTCTTCGCCATCACCACAGGTGAGCAGCAGGGCAACCGCAGCGGCAAGTTCTGATTTGCCATTTTTCTTCGGAATCTCAATGTAAGCCGTGTTGAATTGCCGATAGCCGTTCGGTTTTAAGATTCCAAACAGGTCACGGATAATTTGTTCCTGCCAGTCCAGCAATTCAAATTTCTTTCCAGCCCAGGTGCCTTTGGTGTGGCTGAGGCATTCAATAAAAGAGACGGCATAGTCTGCCGCCTTTTTGTTATACTTGGAATCCTCCGCCATAAAACGAGTCGGTTTGAATTTTGCCACGCCATCACCTCCTAACAAAAAAGACCTGCCAAAAAGCAAGTCTGTATCATTTATTTTAACGCCCTCAAGGGGCAGTTTTGTAATCGAGATTCTATTTCCATTGTAACCATATTACCATACAAAAGCAAGGATAGCAAGCGGCTAAACAGACAGAAAAAACGTAGAAATTTCGCAGTTTTCTTGTGTAAGATACACCAATAGAAATTTTTCCGGTACGACCGCCAGAGCCTTTCGGCTCCGGCTTTTTTGTGTGGAATTTTGTTTGGTTTAGTTGTACTGCTTCAGCAGAATTGCAAGGGCGATTTCAGTTTCCGCATCCGTCGGCGGTACGTCCAAGCCACGGTCGAAGTTGAAAACCGTTTCAGCATTCCGCCGCAGGGAGATTTTCGAGGCTCTGCCTTCCTCATATCCAAAAATGGCAGGCTCCTCGTAATGTTTCACCCAGTAGTGAAAAGTGCTCGTTCCTACCTGAATCGTTCCTTCTGTCCACATTGTTTTTTCCTCCAGTTTTCGTTGTTTTTGCCTTTTGGCATGATGTATATTACCATAACCGCCGAGAGAAGTCAACGAAAATTCCGGCATATTCTGCACAAAGATGAAGGCAGAAAATTGTGTATGATACCAACCAAAAAAGCAAGCCCCACGTTGCCCTGTGTGGGGCGTTTGTGGGAAAGGGGAAAACCACTCGGAGAAAACAAAACTACGCCGGACAGGGCAACACAGCGGCTGTACGAGCCGCAGCCCCTGTTGGGGCTTTGGTCTTGGGCTATGGGTTTTGGGTTACCGTCCGGTCTGGCACTCCCATTCAAATTCGCAGGCGTTTTCGTACTCCTCATCGAAAAGGGCATCGTCATCGATTTCCTTTTCCGTAAAGTCGATGCTGTCGATTTCCTCAAAGGTCGTTCCGTTTTCCTCGGCATCTGCCTTTGCAAGGCTTTCTGCGTTTTCCTCAACCCATGCAGTGAACTCCTCGTTGTCCATCCTGTCCTCGTTTTCAATCTCCAGTTCGTATTCGTAGTCCGCATCGAACCAGGTGATGACCGCCTTTGTGATTTCGGTTCTTTCGTTCCAGTCCGTTCTGTTTGCCATTGCTCTTGCCTTTGCGATTCCGTATGCTACCATTGTGTTTTTCCTCCGTTTTTTTGGTTGTTTTCCCTTTCGGTAACTGTATATTACCATACCTTTCGGCATATAGCAAGCGGCTAAATGTACAGAACATAAGGCGATATTTCCGCTGTATATTTGGTGGATCTGACACTGGATAAACTTGCTTTTCTATGGCAAAATACAGTACAATGGAAAAGGCATCTCGGAAAATCGCAGCCACCAACCAAGCCCCGCACAGTTCGCCTGTGTGGGGCTGGTTTTGACTTTGGGCAGTTTTTCGGCAAGTGCTCTGAAAGCCCACACAGGGAAAACAGGACGGTTACATGGGGAACTTTCGGTGCATTACAGACAGGATTTTCTCCCGTTCTTCCGTGGAAACGCCAATGCTTTCCAGTGCCTGCCGAATGCCGCAGTCCGGGCAAATAGGCGTTTGGTTGTCCGTTCTGGAAAGTGCCGGAACACCGGAATATGGCTTTCCGCAGAGTGGGCAGACTGCCGAAACAGGCTTATCCGTTTTCATGGTGGTACACCTCCCGTTCGCTGATGTCCATGGCTTTCCGCAGGTGTTTCAGGTCAAAGCCGAACTGGCGGTATCCGTCCACACAGGTGCGGATGTAGGCAGAAGTGGGGATGCCCAGTTTCCGTTCCTCGTGCATGATGTACACAAAGGCGGTCAGCTTTTTTCCGGTTTCTGCAAGGGGAAGTTCCAGTTCCGTTTTGTAGTAGAAATGGGGATACCCCTCATAGCGGTCAAGAGCGAGTTCATCTCGTTCCGACACCGACCAGACTGCCGCCGGAACGGTACAGCCCTGTTTGGGCTCGATGGTCAGATAGGA